GAGTGATGGGAGAAGCTGTTCACGCATGGAACACCATGGGGTATGGAGAGGGTTTCCTCTTCTCCCTGTGGGTGATCGGAATGTACTACATTAAACTGCGAATGGATCGAAAATTTGGGCGATGAGTAAGAAAAAGACTATCTGGCGTTTATGGGCTAAAGCACTTGGAGAAAAACCAACTAAATGTGACAGAGAGTCTGATACTATTGCTTGGATACGCACCTTTATTTTTGTTTCTTACTTGGTCACTAATGTGGCTATTGTTGCTAATGCCGTAAGACATTGGAACGATGTGCCGGCCACCAAAAACGCTACTTGTTTCCAAAAATAGCGGAAAAAAAATTCTGGGGCTTTTTGACCTGCCAGGGTCAGCCCCAGTTTTTTTGTATTATTGGAATTCTGTGTTTTTCAGTGTTTTAGTGATATAGTTCGAATTCTTCTCATAATTCATTATTGTCTTCAAATCTCTTATAACTTGTGGTAAGAGGTCTCTGCGAATTAACTGAATATTTCTCTTTCTCTCATTTAACTGAATTTCGTTCTCAAATACGGAAACTGACTTTATAGGAGCCACGGTCTTTAATTGACCAGCTTTAGTATAAGTCACAGTAAACGTTTTATCAACAACTTTTCCTGCAGGTACGATCAGATTGTTGTTGTAGTCTCTCCATTCGATCGTCTCATAGTGATGAATGGACACCAATTGATCTGCGGTGTATTTTTCATTCAATACGATATTTAAGTCATATTCGGCTAAAGGCCATTCGGACCTGACATCTATGATATTGTTGGAAGTTAAGACAACCCAGTCAAAATCTGGATTACCATAGAACTTTTCTGCAACTTGGTCTGGTCTGTCGTTCCCAACAATTTTGTATTTTTCAAAAAGTGTAGCAACAGTTGCAAAATCATCTCTCAGTTTTGCACGACGAAATAAATTTTTTACCTCAACAGTATCTGTACTCGACTGTTTGTCGTTGAGTAAAGACTGGTATTTTAAGTTTGGAAGGTAAGAAAAATAGTTAGCCATTAGAATGCTACGTCGTCTTCTGGGAAGTTACCAAGTTCATAATCATCATCGTAAATAGGTGCAATTTCACTAAATCCCATAGTTATCAAAGTTGTTACTGGTTGAGAGTCTGGGCCATATGCTGCGAAAGATCCAGTTCCTCCAGTGTAGTCAACTGCCAAGTTTGTCAATGCACAGGTCTTAAACTTATTTAATCCCAATACTTCACTATTTACAGAAGCACCTCTTCTGTATTCGAGTCTGAATACATCTGGTGTTCCAAGTAGTAGGTTTGATCCTCCTTGAAAACTGCCACCATTTCTCTTGGCTGCCATTCTATATTTTAAAGTTCGAATAATTTTTCTTACTGCGATTGCTTCTTCTTTACTTCTTGGTGATAGTCTATATGTGAAGTTAAAGTTTCTTAAACCAGGACCAGCAAATAATAATTCAAGGTTTTCGTTCAATACTGCACCCTGAATTTTTGATAAAAGAACACCAGGATCTATATTAACCTTAGCTTTGCTTGCAAGGTCTGTTACCGTTTGTAAGAGAAGTCTTTGTTTAGCAAATCCAGATCCAGCCACATTTTTAAAACCCTCAGCGAGTCCTTGGAGTGCGTCACCAACTATTTTGGTAATATTTTCATCCGTTTCTCCTCCCAGTATTGCTTTGATTGTGGGATTTAATAGTTCTCCCGCTACACCACCTTGTCTTCCCTCTCCCCATGCAACTCCGTTTTGATCGGAGATTTGGTTTGGCATTGGAAGAACAATAGTTTCAAGTAATTGTTCATTTTTAGTTCTTAAAAATTGAGAAGATGTTTCTGGGTTGATATTTACACCTTCTAATTTTCCTGCAGGAATATACTGTGCTGCTGTAATTGTGAAGTGGTCTTGGATTTGAATATCCATGTCAATAGGATATTTCAAAACTTTGTAACCAGATACTGCTTGGTCGTAAAAATAATTTGGTGTTTGTGGGAAAGGTATGACCGAGTTTAGTTCTTGTTTTGAACTTACTTCTGGACCATAATTATCATCATTTTGCAACTCTGCCGAGTCTTCGGTGTTTACCTTTGAGTTGATTGATTTCTTTTGTATATCTCCATCACCAGCAGCTATTTCATCTTTTAATTTTTGTATTTCTTCGGGAATTAGTGCATCTATGTATAGATCTAAGGCCTCATTTCTAAAGTCATTCAGTGTTTTTAATTGATTGCTTCCGAACACTGAATTGATGAGTTCGTCTGAAGCTCCATCAAGAAGATTTGGTGAAAATTCACCTATCTTTAAATCTGTTATATCCGATTCTGTAAAAACTAAGGTTCCAGTTCCATCCTGATACTCAGACTGAGTTGCAGAATAAACTGAGTATGCTTTCGTGTCTGTGTTTACGATAACGTATGTATTGTTATCGGAATTATACTTTCCTTTAACTAATGCCATCAGATTTTATCCCCTCTCCACGCACGGTACGAAGGGAAACGTCTCCCTGTATCTAGTTTGATAAACTCTTCAGTTGGTAACATGGATACGTCTGCCATTTCAGATTCTGGAACTCTCATCATGTTACCCTGTACCCCTTCAAAATTATACCTATGCAAGGTTTTTTTGGGCACAGTTATTCCATCTGCACTATTTATTAAGCCTTTTGCGACAGCCTCTCTTAATTTAGGCGATAAGTAGTGCATATTTGCACCGACGAATCCTTTTTGATCAACACTTATCACATAAGCTAATGGATATTGATCATAATATTTGAGTCTTTCTGGTTTTGTTGCGTTATAATTGAAGAAATACATTTCTCCAACTTGTGCGGGCCCAGATTCTTCTCCAAATGAACCTGGATCATCGTATTCTGAACCTTGGTAGTTTCCAAGAGTCTCTATCAAGGCATCACGATATTGTTGCCGTGTTCCTTGTTTTCCAACTTGTGCCTTGACAATAGAGAGAATACTCATTTGATTCCTAATTCTTTTTCTGTGAAGATTTTGAATTCCCAGAGTCTATCTTTACAGTATTCTCTCGCTGCTTCCCATTTGGCCTGATTGGTTCCCCAAGTGTAGACCTCATTCAACCAGGTCTTAGTTCTTTTGGTTGGATTTGGATCTGGTTGTTTGCACTGTTTTGCTGGTTTTACTTCAACCATTACTTTTCTAATTTTTCCAGATGCATCTTTGTACTTGATCATAAAATCTGGAAAATATCGATGCCAACGGCCATCGACTGGTGATTTGTATGGAATTGCAATCTCTTCACTTTGCCACTGAATTACTGCATCGTTTTTGTCGCAGTAAACCATAAATTTTCTTTCCCACAGTGATCTATAAACGATCTGTGTGGGATCACCTTTATACTTTTGTGGATTTGATGGTTTAAACCTTCCACTATAAGCCATCTAAATAACCATAACAAGCCTTCTAATATTTAGAGCCACCATGGCATCAAACAAGTTTAAAGGTGGAAAATATCAGATTGAAAACCTGAGAAGTCGTTTTCAAACAGTCGCCACCGACAACGACTACCAGGTATTTTTTAGTTTAGGATCTGCGGTTCTTGATGAAGCTACCGCACTTGGAATTGATGTCAGTTTTATTACTGAAGATCTTGGTCTTTATGTGAGTGATGCTGTTCTACCAGGATCAAGTTTTAATGATGTTGAAATAAGTGGAGACAGACAGGGCATCATCGAAAGAAATGCCGCTGGTAGAATATATGATGATGTTACTTTTACTTTCTATGTTGATAGAAATTATGACACTCTGAGATTCTTTGAGATTTGGCTTCAATACATCAATCCACTTTACGGTGCAACGAGTGGTGAGAACACATATGTAACCAAATTAAATTATCCAGATGATTACAAATGTGAGATGGCAATCACCAAGTTTAATAAAGATCTTGACACTGCGGCCTTTGAGGTAGACTTCAACAACTTTGTTCAAACTGCAAAACATCAACTAGGTTATAGATTCTTCCGTGCATGGCCATATTCTTTGGCATCAACTCCCATTAGCTATGGTGGCATCAATCTTCTGAGATGTAATGTCACGTTTAGATATGACCGTTACATTGTAAGCGAAGTTACATATCCACGAGCTCCTGAAGTTGGTGGACCAATTAGAGTTCCTTTTGTTGGTGGTGCTGCACCAGTTGGAGAACCTCAGGGAGAGAAGAAACCGATTGATCAACCAACACAGACTCAGAATAAACCTACAGGAGTTCCAGTTTCTGCTGGTGCTGCTGGTGCAGGTGGAGTTAAATACAAACCTGCGGGTATGAGCACTGGTGAAGCAATAGCCAGTGGACAACTTTATAATGATATAAATCTTACCTCCAAATACTGACTATAAATATTCATACTGAATAAGTTATTATGCCCTTACCAACTATTGCAACTCCTACGTTTGAACTGACTTTACCATCAAACGGAAAGAAAATTAAGTACAGACCATTCCTCGTAAAAGAAGAGAAGGTTCTCATTCTTGCATTGGAAGGTGGAGAAACCACAGAAATAACAAGATCTATTAAAGACGTTCTAAAGGCCTGTATTCTGACAAGGGGCGTTAAGGTAGATCAATTGCCAACTTTTGATATTGAGTATTTGTTCCTCAATATCCGTGGTAAGTCTGTTGGTGAAACTGTAAATGTGGTTGTAACTTGTCCTGATGATGGCACGACTCAAGTCCCTGTGACGATTGGTGTCGATGAGATTGAAGTTATCAAAAGTGATGATCACACCACTGACATTGATGTTGATGGCAAATATAAGTTGAGAATGAAGTATCCTTCATTGGAACAGTTTATCAATAATAACTTTAACTTCACCGATGAAGAACAAGATGTTTTCAAGTTGGTAGCTTCATGTGTTGATCTTGTCTATGATGATGAGACTGTATATGATGATTTTACCGAGAAAGAAATGATCAAGTTTCTGGAACAGTTCAATTCAAAACAGTTCCAAGAAATCGAAATGTTCTTTGAAACAATGCCAAAACTGTCACATGTAATCACTGTGACCAATCCTAACACTGGTGTTGAAAATTCCGTTAAACTGGAGGGTCTCTCAAGTTTTTTCGGTTGAGTATGGCTTACATGTCAGCTGAGTCATACTATAGTTTGAACTTTTCGTTGATGCAGTACCATAAATACTCTTTGACGGAAATTGAAAACATGATGCCATTCGAGAGAGACATTTATGTGAATCTCTTGAAGAACTACCTTGAATCAGAAAAACTGAAACAACAACAGGAACACGGTCTGGGTTAATGGCAGAACCAAACAACCAATATGAAGCAATAGGCCCCAACCCATTTGGTTTAGATCCTCGTCTCAGCGACGCGGCTTGGGCTGCTGCTCTGGCGGGTACTTTTCTAACTCCTATTCCTGGTGATGAGGCTCTTGTTGCTGGTGCTGGTGGTAGGGCTCTATTGAGTAGAAGTCTTGGTGGTAGAATATTTGGCGCGGGTGCTCGACTTGGAAAGGGTTTATTTGGTGCTGCTGGAAGGGCATTTAATTTTGGAAGAAATATATCCTTTGCTTCAGACCTTTTAGGTTTGGGTGATAAAGATAAAAAGACAGAAGATAATCAAGAATCAAAAAGACAAGCACAACAATTTATTCGCAGTTCCTCCCTTGGTGCGGGACAAGAGGCCTACGATGATTCTCCAGATGTAATTCAAGGAGAAAGTGAGGCTGTTTCTCCATATTTACCTCCAAGTGTTTCTGCACCAGAACTGATTCCTCCAGAGCCACCACCTGTAACTGGAGATCCAACAACTGATTATATTGTAAGACAATTAGACGCAATCAATTCAAACATATCTGCGATTGCTGGTGCTCTCACATCTTCTATAATTGCCGATGAAGAATATCGACAAGCCGTAATTGCACAACAGAAAGGAGCTGTGGCGGCGAGAGGTCAAACAAGATCTAGGGAGAGAACTGAAAGAAGAAAAGGAATGATGCGATATGTGAGAGAACAAGCTGCTAGTAGATCTGTCGGTGCTGCAAAGGGTGTATTTTCTGCAGCTGCTCCTGGTCTTGGTGCTTTTGGGTTACTTTCTGCTATTAATGCATTAGATGGTGCAAAAGATTGGTTTGGTGAACAATTTGATGGTTTAAAAGACTGGTGGAAAAATGTATGGGATAAAATTACGGGATTTGACTATGGCAATCTTATAGACCTTGACTGGTGGAAAAATAAGACTGATGAATTAGCTCCTGACTGGATGAAAGATTTGTGGAGTAATGTAACTGGTTTTGACTATTCCCAACTTCTTCAACCTGATTGGTGGAAGAATAGTATTGGATCTGCCTTTGAATGGATGCAACAAGGCATCGGTAGTATGATGGGTGGATCACAAGAAGAAAAACTAAAGACAAAAATCAGACAGGCTGAAAGTGGTTCTGATTATGGAACTTTGTTTAGAAAATATCTGGAAGGATTTTCTAGAGGTGATGAAAAGGCCGATCAGATGTCCATTGGGGACGTTGTTAAACTCCAAAAAGATTACCTCGCATATCAAGAATCAATAGGTATTCCAGCAAATAAAAGGAGTGCTGCTGTAGGTGCATATCAGATGCTTTATCCAGATGTTGCTGCTAAAGCACTTGGGATTCCACTCACTGCAAAGTTTGATAAAGCCATCCAAGATAGACTTGCTGATTATTATCTAAACATTGCTGGGTATAAAGACTTTAAAGCTGGAAAAATCACTGCGGAACAGTTCAATGATAGATTAGCTGGTCAGTTTGCTTCTCTTAAAAAATCAAGTGGTAAAGGTGCCTATGATGAAGATGGACTCAATAAGGCTTATGATAGTGTTCTTGATATATTGAAAAGTTCCGATTCTGGATTTGTAATGCCCGATCTAGGTCTTAGTGAAGCTGCTTCTGGTGTGATCAATCAAATACAACAGTTTGGTTCTGGTGTTTTTGAGATGTTAGAACCTATCATTATTGATAATTCTAAAAAACAATCAAATTCAAACACATCACAACTTAGTGGTGGAAGTGGTTCAATTGAGACTCTTGATCCATTTAATCCCAATTCTACACTTTATTCCCCTCTTCTTTTTGGTGGTAACTAATGGACATCAATCAGATTTTTGCTTCAAATAGAGTAAAACAATCTCTTGGTAGT